TTTTTGAATTTCGTTGATGTTCACTTTGTGTCACCCTCTCAATTTTTTTATCATGTCAAGCACTATGCTCGGCTCGATGTCGTCAGTGTCTTGTGACGGCTGTGCACCAAGTGAACGAATTAAGCTTATTGCCGTGTCCATCTTATCAGCTTTTACGGACTCTAGCAAGCCCCTCATCTTCATAATCTTTGCTTTTTCGTTTGCAGCGAAAGTAACTGGGGAAAACTCCCATAGCTTGACTTCCTTCAACAGGCGTACACGCTTGGTACCTAACATCTTATAATCGTCTTTCACCACGTCGTACCCGATTGACATTTCAGTGATAACGCCGTCTTTGATTAGCGTCATCGCTTTTTTTCCTGTATCCGTCATACTGATTTTAGCCTTGACATACAAACCGTTATCGTCCTCTGTCATGTCGATGGGTAGCCCGATAGGCTCGTTGGCATCATGTTGCCATAACACCTTGATTCTTGAGCGATTCTCTGAAATAGTTTTACGGAAAGCACCTTTTTCGATGATATCATCGTAGGCATCAATATTGTTAAAAAACGATGCATATCCTTCGAATATATCATCACTAATCGCCTTTGTTTCAAACTTAACCGCTTTGAAATCCATGTTTCATCCTCCTTTGTATCGTTCTAGAAACGCAACGAGCTTTTTCAGCGCATCTTCCCCGTCTTCCTCGTCCTCATCGTCTTCTTCCTCGTCCTCCACTGCATCCCACTGTATTTTGCACACGGCGAAACGTTGCTCCAGTTTGGGGAATTCCTCAATCATCACTTTATCCGCCATACACCGTGTCAAGAATGATTCCTCTTCTTCGGCTTGTATCGGTCGTGGCAACGGCATTATGCTTCACCTCCTTGTTTCTCTTCTGCGTACTCGTATCCCACGGCGCATCGGCAGTTTATGCTTTCCTTTGCGGGCAAAGAGAAGTCAGCAGGATATTTGCCACGTGAACCATTGACATCGAATGACTCGTTTAGCTTAATTGCAGGATGATTCGCCATGGCTCTGTGAGAGTCACGTGTGCTGTCATCGAATGTTGGGATCCATACCTTCCGTAACTTGGGCGTTGTCTGTTGCGCTCCTGCCAGTGAGCCAAAGTTAGATGCGCTCACCACCTCTGTACGTGCAATCGTGCGACTGCGATTCGGGATGATTTTATCGAGGTAAAGTTTATCCAGTGATTCCGTCATCGTGAGGATACTCGCACCCTCTGCCATGGAATCAATGATGATATTCTTAATGTCGTTCTTCGTTGTTTCGGTGATTAGCACGACTTTTTCAGCGGACGTTTCGGTGATGTACTTTAAGATGTCATCGGTGGTGAAGTCGAACGCTTTTGTTTCGCTTGCTCCTGTTGATTTAACTTGCGATTGAATATCTTGATACGTCCTTGCACCAAAGTGGCGGATGATATCCCTGTACACCTTTTGAAACAGCTTAACAAAGCGTTCTTTGTCATCTTCGATGATTTGCAACACTTCATTGTTAAAATTATCTTTGTTGTACGTGGCGTTGATGATTTTCTTGCGCTGTTCATTGAAAGCGTCTGCGATGTCTTTCGTTACTCTATCATAAAATGGATTTCGCTGTCGCTCAAACTGCTTGAAAAGTTTTTTTTTGCGTCAAGGCTTTTAGATTCGCCTTCACTTGGTAACGTTTGTTCAGTTGTAAAGCCTAAATCGTTGAAAAACACGTCTCCGTCCTGCACCTCTTCATAATCTAAGGCAAACCTCGCCTCATTGCGCTTGATTAATCCGCTTTTCCACAAGTCAACGGTACGCTTGGTGAGTGCATCTTGAGATTCTTTCAACGCCTGTATCTTTGAGAGGTCATACACGAGTACGAGATTATCGGCGTATCTCGGGAGTAGGTCGCTTTGTAGCTTTTGCTTCATGTGTTCCAAGTATCGGGGGATAACCGTATTTTCCCAAAAGCTTTTCACCGCTTCGCCGAAATTGCTATACGTTTGCCCCTCGGGGTCGCCCACGAGTTGCGATGGAACGCCGAAAGCAGAACATATCTCTGTGCGATTGAGTTTCCGTTGATTCAGAAAGTCCATGTCGATGCTAGTCAGACCGATAGGTTGATATGTTGCACGGTCTGCATTGAGGACTAGCGGAATTCTTGCGTTGTTCCCTCCACCGTATCTCCTCTTCCACTCGTCACGTAAATTGTCGATTAGCTCTGGAGACGGATTCTGCACTGTGAACACGCCAGCAGGAACACCGCTGTTTTGCAACGTGTTTTTGTTCCAGTTCACCGCTTCATTCTCTGTATCAATGGTACGACTTAGTGCTCGTATCGGTGATAATCCTTCGTAGATGTCTAGCGGATCACTGAATTTACTCCACAATACCTCTTCCTTATCGTAATATATCGTGCTGTAGTTATCATACTTGTACCCCGATACAAACTCTTCTTTTGATGGGATAGGCTTCATGTAGTGCGGATACAACGGCACTATTTGCGTGGGCATCGATGGATTTACGTATTCGGCGTAAAATTTTCCTTCCAACGCTAGATACGTTGCCCATAAATCAATAAAATCACGTGATGACATGAATGCATTTACCTTGTTATTCAGCAAATCCAGTATCGGGTGTTGCTCAATCTCAATGTTTCTCCCGCCACGCCCTTTTCGGTATAGCAACCACGGTACCGATGACGTTGCAGACGATATCTGCATGACGCAACTGTATACCCAGACGACTTTGTTATATGCTTCGGTGATGAATTGCTTGTCTTTCTGCGTTGCCCAGTATGCTTGCCCATAGCTACCCTCTGAAACATAGCGATATTTTTGCTTCTTCTTGAATTTATCCCAAAACGCCATCATGTCACCTCCTACTAGAAATATATCGCTGTTTCATCCGTAAAGCACTCTTCTAGCGCATATCTCATAGCATCCAGTAAATGGTTATCTTTGTCAACGGGCTTAGCAATGTAGATGCCGTTTTTGTCAGTTGCATACTGATACAGCTGTATCTCACGGATAAAGTTTACGCATGATGGGTGTATGATAACCTCGTGTCTTTTTATCCATTGGATACCAAAGTTTATTGAGTCCTTGCCTTTCTTTGCGGGCTTAGCACGGATGCCTAGCGTCTGCAACTCCCTTATACTCTTAGGCTCTGCGCTGTCGCAAGTGATGTATTCGGTATTGATGATGGAGTGAAGGCGTGTAGCGATTGCGTCGTTCATCATCTCTAACTCCATGAATTCATCGAATACATAGATTCTCTTGTTGCGCTTGTCGTAGTGCATCCGTATATACGCCGTGGGATCTGATGCGAAACCGAAGTCTAGTCCGTTGTATATGTTATCGAATGTGCTAGTATCGAAATGTTCTACTTTATAATTTGTGTAGATTGTCTTGCCAAGCGTGCCCCAGTTTCCCAATGTATACACGTTGTAGAAGTAGCTATCCTTCTCGTTCTCCATCGTGTAGCGGTCTTGGTCGGTGAGAAAGTCATTATCCTTGTACGTTGTTTTGAGTATAAGTAAATCATCACGCCGATACGGTGATTCCGTGTAGTGTGTAAAATACTCTTTGTATAGCCAGTGAGTCTGATATATCGGATTAAACGAAAGTATCAACCTTTTCGGCGATGCGCTTTCTCCACGTAAACGCTTGCGTAGTTGCATCACGTCGTTATACTCCGTTTCGGTCGCCTCCTCGATCCATATATCGGTGAGCACGCCCTGCGTCGGGGTGATTGACTTCACCTTTTCCGTATCGTCAAGCCCTGCGGATAGTATTTGTGCTCCATTGATGCAGGTGAAAGTGAGATCCGTTTTGTTAATGGTGAAAAGGCGTTCCATTTTGAAAGCAACGATAGCTTTGCACAGCTCGTTAAACAGCGACTTCTTTATCGTCCGTGCAGTTTTACGACAAACGAGATAGTTACGCCGAAAAGAGACAACGTCAATGATACACCGTTGTGCGAGAAAGAAACTTTTTCCACTAGATGAACCGCCGAAAAATATTTGCGTTTGCGTGTCGTCATTGAGATACGGGAGATACGCACGGTTAAACCGCCTAGCTGTAATCTCATACTCAATCATTGTCCGTATCCGTTATCTTCACCTTGACGACTGTATCGCTGTGTTGTGTGATCTCCTGCTTGTCGACCTGCCCCAGCCAGTTCTTGCCGAGCCATATAAGCATGGTTGGATTTCCGTCCATTGCCGTCTGAAACTGCCTTCGGCGCAACGCCGCTTTTCCCGTGCATCGGCTTTGCTCAAAGTACTCTGGGAAAGTTATCCCATACTCGTCTTTTACAATGCGATTCAACGTTTCTTCGTGAATACCAAAAAAACCGCATATCTCATGCGCTGTGCACTGCATTTCGCACAGCTTTTTTAGCTCCACCAAATCAATAGTTTTTTTTGGTCTCCCCATCACCATAGTTTCCGCCCTCCCTATGATACCATTGTAAACGCAAAACATGATAATGTCAAAACAAAAAAAAACCCTGATGGGCTTATTCTTCGTTTTCAAAAATTTCGTATTTTACTGCATCGCTTGGCGTGTATCTTGTGTACACGTCGCAGTCGTCTGACTGTGGGAACGACACTGTGCACTCTGCACCGAGCTTTTCGTTTTTGTAATAGTACTCGATGTGTTTGTTGTCGAAACTTGTACCCATGAATCCCAAGTCTTTCCAGCCGTTTTCGCAATCCATAATCACTTTTAACTCGTTCATCTTAATCATCCGCCTTTTGGTTTAGTATGGTTGTCGCTCAACCATCTAAGAACAGTATATCATATGATATCGTAACCGTCAACAGTGAAATCAACTTTTTTTGAAATTTTTTTATAGCAACAGTTTTTCAATGTTCATCTTTACGCTTTTCATAAGTGAGTCCTGCGTTTCTCCCTTGCGTTGTAAAGACTCAATCACAATACCGTCGATACTGTTCTCTGCGATTATGTGGTTGATTGTGACGGGCTTAGTCTGCCCTTGGCGGTGTAGCCGCGCATTTGCCTGTTGGTATAGCTCCAAGCTATACGTCAAGCCGAACCATATAATCGTGTGTCCTCCTGCTTGCAGGTTGAGTCCGTGCCCTGCCGATGCAGGGTGTAACAGAAAAATTTCTATTTCGCCATTGTTCCAGTCGATGATGTCCTGAGGCGTTTTTAACTCTCTGCACTTGTCGCCAAACTTGCGTTTAATGCGGTCTGCATCGTGTTTGAACGTGTAGAAGACGATGCACGGGCTTTTCGCCGATTCTACAAGCTCCTCCATCACGGATAGCTTTACATCGCTCAGGATGTGGACGGCTTTGTCTGCGTCGTAGATCGCTCCGTTTGCTACCTGCATTGCCTTGGTGAACATACTCAAATCATCTTGCCCAGTTTCACGCATTTTGGACAAGTATTCTTTCAGTTTTTCCTTCATCGCCTTGGCTTCCGATGGCGTGGGCGATGCCGTGTGAAACAGGTCAATGCGTTTCGGAAGGTTGAGATAATCCGACGCTTTCAAAGAAAAAGCATTCTTTTCGATGCGTTTGGGTATTTCCGTTTCTGCGATCTTCTTTTGTGTCACTATCGGGAAACCATTGTCACGGTTGACGATGAAAAATTCGTTCATAAATCTATATTCGTTGCTATACAGCGTCTCTCCACCATCAATGATATACATTTGCGACCACAGCTCCGCCAAGCCGTTCGGTGAAGGCGTTCCAGTGAGTCCGACGATGCGTTTGAAATTGTGGCGATACGCTTTCAACGGCTTAAAACGTGCTGTCGTGGTGGACGACTTGTAACCGCTCAGCTCGTCAATCACCAGCATATCGAATTGCATACGTTTTTCACCGTTGCTTTGTATCTCAAAGGCATAATCCATCAACCACTTTGCGTTCTCCCGATTTACAACGTAAATATCGGCATTAGAGCGTAACGCCTTTTCCCGCTCCACTTTGCGCCCCACGACGCATGCGACACGCAAGTGTGATGTATGTTCCCATTTTGCTGCCTCTGTTGCCCATGTGTGGCGTGCGACTTGGAGCGGGGCGATGATAAGCGTTGGTTTGGTTATCGTGCCCCTGCGCTTCATCTCTGCGATAGCGGATAGGGTGATCACCGTCTTGCCTAATCCCATCTCTAAGAACAAAGCTAAGTTGGGTTTTCGTATAACGAGATTGATCGCTGCGGTTTGGTAGTCGTGCGGTGTAAAGCGTTGCATCTCGTGCACCTCTTTTCTGCATTTGATATTATGATATCATATGTTTTTGGCGGTTGCAAGGGGTAAAGCAAAAAAAAATTGTAGCTTTCAGGCTACAAAGCTACACTCAGACTACAAAAAAGCTACAACAGCTTTAAGGTTGAAAAGTTATATATATACTACTCTTTTTATATATATATATATATATTGTAGTCTTGTAGTCTGAAATATATATAAATAAATGTAAAAAAATATTGCGTTACAGCAAGCAAGCACAAAAGCATTTTAGAAAGTATGAAAGTTGCAGACTACACGGCTACAAGACTACAAAAAGCTACAATCGACTCTCTTGCAGAGGCGTTGTAGCTTCTGTTTGCACCGCTATTCAGGTCGCTTCAATCCTGTTACAGGCTTATCCCCATAGTTCCTCCCGAGGCGGTGTGTAGCACGAGTCCAACCCCTCGCCCTAAGAAAACTCATCGCCGTATTAATCTCCCTACGCACATCATAACTTGGCGTTTCCCCATCTCCCTCCAATGCTTCCTTCCATATCTCACGCATGGAAATAAACTTGCGTAGATGCGTGCACATACCACACGCTTTCCCCATCTTCTCCTGTCGCTCATGTAGTGACAATTTATACCAATTATCAGTAATCGGCTTATCCAGAAACGCCAGCACTGTTTCCGTTATCATCCCCACGTCCGTGTGATGCTCTCGTATCCCCTCCGCTGCATCCTCCATATCTTTCGATAAAACGCATTTCTCGCCTGCTTTATACCATGATACGACTTCACCCCATATTTGCTCCACGATAGCATCATCCATCGTGTGAACGTCTCCTGCGGCGATCCCTTGGCACTCTACGGGGAGAAAGCGCCTTCCCCCTGTTGCATCGTTCAACATGTAAGCGTCGTTGGTGGTAGCAACAAAAATGTTGCGTCTTGGAAAGCTTTTCACGATTCGACCGTATTTCGGGCGATACCTGTCGACTTGAGATGTGATGAACTTTTTCACCGCTTCCGTCGTACTCTTTCTTTTTGCCGATAGCTCCGCCACCTCTGCTATCCACACACCACGCAACGCCTCATATGCCTCTATGCCCTCCATGGTACCGATGCTATCAGAGTAGTACGCTCCTCCCAACTTATTGAGTAGCGTGCTCTTCCCTGCTCCTTGCCGAGAAAGTAAGCACACCACATAGTCAAACTTGCACCCTGGATGATACGCCCTGTAAACAGCACCAAGCAACATGATGCGTGTACACGCCCTTGTGTAAGGCGTATCCTCTGCCCCAAGGTAATGTACTAGTATCTCCTCCGCACGCCTCACACCATCCCAAACAACGTTTGTTTTGTCAAGGTATTCAATCAGCGGATTGTAACGCTTTTCACCAAAAAATTCCGCCAAAGAAACTTCCGTTTTTTCCTTTGCATAAATGCTGTATTTGCGTTCCAACCATCCTATAAGTCGTAACTGATCCTCATCGCTCCACTCGTCAGACGACGCTTTCCACGGCAGTTTACCCACGATGTCGACACGCTCGTGAAACTCGTTATATTTGATACCGTTGCAAATATCTTCATCGTTCAATAATATCTTCGTTATATTGTCAACGCTTTTCACAAGGCGTCCATCTTCATCGCGTTTGAGCGTCTGCATCCACGCATCGTCCCGCTCCACCTTAACAGCTTCATACGTAAACGACTGCATCACTCGTTCGTTTGATTCGCACATCGCATGCATCTTTTGCTTGTCGCCGCCGAACGCATGCACTAACACCATGTCGTAAGCATTTACGCCTTTTCCACGTAGCGGATCCGAGTCGTGGTGACTGTACATGCCGAGGTCATCCTCAAACACATATACTCCCGCTGTTCCACTCGTTGACCCGCTGTACTCGTATCGTCGATCCCCTCTGCGGATGTATACAGTGGGGATAAACTCTGCTACGGCTTCGCTTATGCTATACGCCGTGCAAAATGCCCCAATGTAGCCCACTTTGCGACGAGGGTCACCGTAGCCCCTACGCTCCACCTGAACGGATACAATCGCCTCCCCGTCCACCTCTGCACCATCATGCAACGCAAAATAATACGTTTGGTCACTCGATACACTTGGGAAATACATAAACCTTCCTGTATTGTGCGAACCTGCGTCAACCCCTGTCACCCCTCCACTACGTAACATTTGCTCCATGTACAGCGAAACCTCATTCCATTGCTTCGGCGGTACGCTATGGAGTAGCGGTATCAGCACCCGATACCGCGGAGCGTCCTCCGTGGAGCGCCTTGTAGAGTGGATCAGGTACCGCATCCCTCGTAGCGTCTGCTCCACCCGCTCCACCGTATCCCTGGTCGCCTCGTCGATGTCCAACGCTACGAGCCATCGACTCTTGACGTTGTTGTTGTTTCGTGAGCCGTCAACAACGCCTGCAATATAACCGCCCACGTCTTTTAGTCGCCCTTGCTCGTCTTGCCCCATCGCAACAAACTCCGCTTGCGTTTCCGCCGATACAGACGGCGTTTTTAACCGCTCCACTAGCCCGTTCCAGTCGCATACACTCCGTTGCCCCACGTTATCCCTGCGACTGCGGTAGACGTGTAAATACCGCTTTCCCTGCATCGTCAAAGGCACGCTGGCGACGCTATCGTCGTGCATCTCATATATCCTTGACATTTCCTCACCCCTATAAGCCGAATACCTCATACTAACACAAAATGAATTGCTATGCAAGTGTAAACAGACGTTCTATTCTTTTTGTTGTTTTTGCTCGTGCGTCGACGTTGCAAGTTAACTCCATTTCTTTTACACACTCAAAGTCGTCTGGAGCATTGTGCTCACTTACAAAAACGGTGTGCCCTTCACTTTTTTTATCCCTGCACCACTGCCAAAACTCGTTGTGATTAAAACTTTTAGATGTAGAGTATTTTGTTGTTCCTTCATAAGGAGGGTCACAATAAATTAAACTTTTACTTGGGAATTTCAAGTCTTTATAGTCGCCGTGATGAAATTGAACGCCTATTATGCTTTCTTTCTGTTTCAAAATATTGTTTTTTGCGCAAAGGCAATAATTACTTGTTTTTTTACTTCTAGCATACCCACGCATAAACGCGCCGCCAAATGAACAACCAAATCCGATAAATCCCACCAAATACGGCGGATAACTATTCTTGTTTCTCTTTATGTTGTAGAACTCTTCTGCGCTACATTCTTCTGGCGGTATCCACCCACTTTGAATAGCCTTAAAAAATTCTATCAAATAAAAATTGTTGTCATTTCCTATTCTCCATCCGTTTACTTTATCAATTAAGTTTGCCCCTCCTACAAACGGCTCGACCCAACATTGTCCTTCTAATCTTCTTTCTAACATTACTGGTAAAATATACTTAGCAATCCGACGTTTTGAACCCATGTATTGCATTCTTCATTCTCCTTTCGCATATATCACAAGCTCCACCGAGCCTTCACACGGTTTCAACGGAACGTGAAAATCTCTCACCCACGGCAACGCCCATCTGTCATTTACGTATACGCCACCTTTTTCCAACACATCCAGCGTAACTTTCAGTAAATTCGATGCATCACGACGCCGTGTATCCGGAAAATACACTGTCATTTCAACCACTGTTTTACAGTCCAACGCCTTCCATGATACCGTTTCTACCTCTTTTTTCACCCGCTCCACTGCATCCTCAACCCAAGATTTTGCAGTTTTGGTGAACGTCCGTGCAACGTAGCGTTTTCCCGTTGGCGTGTAGCGATAGGCGTTTTGTCGCATGTGATTTTCTGTTGGAGGATACGGCAAGGAGACGTTTAGCTTTTCTCCCACTTCTTTTTATCCTCCTGGGAATTCGTCACCACACGTTTATACATATACTGAAAAAAATTGTCATCTTCAGGCAAATCCCACCACATTTTCCGTGTAACAGGAGAATTTACACTCTCATACGTACCTTTCAAATTATCGTTTGTTGACAAGTCTTTCACCAACTTCTCCATATAGTTCGCTCCATACTCTGGAGGTTTACGCTTTTTCAATCTGCACACTCCCCTAAACCTATTTTTCTTCTATACTCTTTTTCATATAAATCAAGGTATACAAATGCTTTTTGGATATCCTCTATTCCGTTTTTATGTTTATGCCGTGACAAATATTTGAATACGTTCCCCAGTAGAAACCCCCGATACTCATCATCACTTAGTTTTGCTTGGAGGATGTCCAGCGTGGACAATCCCCCGACATCGTAGTACCCGTATTTTTCATTT